ATTGTAAATGGGGTTGCTTTGACTACTCACAGCAAGAACCACGTCTTGTTGTACACTACGCAGCATTATATAAACTACCATCAGTGTATGATGTAGTAGATTCTTATCAAAATGATTCTGGTGCAGACTTTCACCAGACTGTAGCAGACATGGCAGAGATACCTAGAACACAGGCTAAGACAATTAACCTTGGATTGTTTTATGGTATGGGCAAAGCTAAACTGCAGGCAGAGTTAGGTGTATCAAAAGAAAAAGCTAATGAATTGTTTAACACGTATCACGCAAAGGTACCTTTCGTTAAACAACTTATGGACAAAGCATCTAACAGAGCACAGGACAGAGGACAGATCAGAACTTTACTTGGAAGACTTTGTAGGTTTCATTTATGGGAACCAAACAGTTTCGGTATGCATAAGGCGATGAGTCACGAAGATGCACTCCAGGAACATGGACCGGGGATCAAGAGAGCTTACACATACAAGTCTTTAAATAAATTAATACAAGGATCAGCTGCTGACATGACAAAAAAATCTATGTTAGAGTTATACAAAGAAGGAATTGTAGCACATATACAAATACATGATGAGCTTTGTGTATCAATAGAAAGTGACGCACAAGCTAAAAAGGTTATTGAGATTATGGAGCAAGCTGTTACTCTAGAAGTACCGAACAAAGTAGATTACGAACACGGTAAAAACTGGGGGAGTATAAACGACTAATGGCTTATCTTAATGCAAATATACCTGTCATAGAATGTTGTGTAAGAGGCAACTATCTACGAGATCAAAAAGATTCACACGATAAATATTTTGAAGTAGGAGTGTTTGGTTTTAGTTCTATACCTAACAGAGTACCTATGTTTCATTTCTTAATGGAAGATGGCGGTCTATGGTGGAGAGCACCTATCTCAGCTTTCTGTACTAAACCTGGAGTAAAAGAACTACCACTTGATGAATTAGTTATGTGGGATAGTTTTAGTTACAATGTAAGTGTTACAACTTTTTATGAACTAGCCGGTGCTACTATGCAATACACATCTAGACGTAAAGTAAAACGTAAAGGTAAGTATTTATTTACAATTGATTGGTGCGCAGGAGATTTTAATGAATTAAATTTTGGTTATGCAGAGAAGCCTGACCAGCACAAGTGTGGTCACGTTCTTGAATTAGAAGATGGAAACTTTGCAATACAGCCAAATAATAGGCTAAAAATGTTTGATGCATCTATGGGTGTAGATCCAAACAAGAACTTGATTAATAGACTTGTAAGCAGTAAGATATATTCCGTAGAAAATTCAGCTAAATGGATCACGGACGAACACGAAGAAGGGAGTTACGACTATAAGCTGAAAAACTTGGAGGAAGAAGATGATAAATAAATACAAAGATAAATTTATGGTATGGCAGTTACATCACAGAACAGAAATAGTTATTGCTGTAGTTGCTTTCGTAGCAGGCGCTTTAATTTTTTAGTAAAGGATCTTATGCCTAATGAATTACTACTTTACAGGAGCATTAATTTTATTATTCTTGTGCCTTGCTTTATGTGGAGGACCACCAGGATATGGCTAAATCACCTAAAAAACAAACAACACCCAACCTTATAAACGTATTAGTACAAGCTGTTAACGATATGAGCTCTAAATTACATAGGGTGCATAAAGATGTTGAAAAAAATTCAAAAGATATTAATGAACTCAAGCTGCAAGTTAGTTTCAGTAAAGGTGCCGTTAAGGTGTTGCTATGGCTAGCGGGTGCATTAACAACAATAATAGCTGTATTTCAGTGGATAGGTAACAAATGATTGATAAATATATAATGAAATTTTGTGGGATAATTGACAATTTTTGTGATAGTATTGCAAAGATGCTGGAGTCAAAACCAAAACGCAAAAAGAAAAAATGAAGATATCAGAAAATACATCAGTAAGCATGCCAGTCAAGAACATGTTAATGATCATTGCCGGTGTTATAGCGGGCGTCTTTGCATACACAGAACTAACTTCAAGACTTGTATCGTTAGAAACGTCACGTGAATTGTTTGAAAATGATTTATTAAAAAAATCTGAACAGGTTCCAGTGGATCAAGAGCAACATTTTTTATTAGAAGATTTGTATAAATCTGTAGAAAAGATGGAAGAGACTCAAGAAATGAACATGACTAACAAAGTTAATATAGAGTTTTTACGAGATCAATTAGAAAAAGCATTAAGTGATATTGAAGATTTAAAAGATAAGGTAAGAGCAAATGGCAACGGGACGTATTAATAAAAAAGTATTAGAGCACATCGCTCATATAAATAGGGAAGCTAAACAAATGCAATTAGCAAAAGATTTAAAAAAAGAAGTTGAAACTGGCAAGCATGGTACACAAAAATATGTCATCAAGCAAGGTGTAAACAAAGGTAAAATTTTATGACTGAGATCGTTGTAGCATTACTGATGATTGTTAATGGTGAAATAAAAGAACACAGAATACAAGAGTCTATGTCAAAATGTTTAAAAGGTAAAAGAATTGCTATGCGTACTAATACAGGAAGTAGTGTAGAATATCATTGTTTAAAAAGTAAAGCAGAAACAGAAATTTATTTAGGTGCAAAATCTATAAAAAAGCTTATACTAAATTAATGGTAAAGATACAGGCAGAAATAGTTGATGGTAAGTGTCCGACATGTGGAGAGTTAACAATGTTAGTTGGCCTTACAAATGAATTATATAGATGTATGAATTGCGGTGCAGATCTACAACAACATGTGAATGGTAAAATAACTTACCTACCTATTATGACTACACCTAAAGATGGTGCTACGCCTTTTGTAAAAGAATGGAAAGATGGCTAGACAAAGTTTTAAATTCTTTACACCTCGAGACAAACCTAAGAAACGGGGACCACGGCATCACAAAAAATCCCAAAACAAACAAGAAAAACGTCAAAAAAAACAAAAAAGATATAAAGGACAGGGTTGACAAATCTAACATAATATCCTATATATAAGACATGAAAGCAATAAAGGAGAAAACAATGAAAAATAACTTTGAGAAAAGATATGCTAAAGGCATAAA